CTAGTTTTGCGTATATCTTGCTTTATTGGTCGCCGGATCTACAGCTGCAAGCCGATAGTTCCAGGAATTTAAACTGCCACAGAGTGCAAAAATACGCCCATGATTCCAAAAACAGCACCGATTGAAATCCAATGCTGTGTTAACTCCGGAAAGCTGTGCATAGTCTGTATCGCTTTCCAGATTGATCTTGTAACTTTGGTTGCTGTTATACCCGCCTATATACAAGTATCCGCCGTACACACCGCCAGTGTTGTAACTAAGTGACACACCGGTGCGGTTTGTAATATTATATGTTCTGGCAATCATTGTGCCTATCGGAATCGCAGCAATGTAGAATTCTCTGCCGTTTTGAACCTCAGAATAGCCTCTGCTCGCCATGAAATAGAGCGTATTTGCAGTTGTATCATAGTTCCACACATAAGACGAATGAATGGAGCTAAGCTGCACGATCTTTGATTCCAGCACTTCTCCCGCAGCGGATGCGGAATATGTCACCGGCAATGTTTTCAGATGTGCACGCCGCTTTCGAATTGTTACAGACTGTAGCTGAGAATTTACGGTGCTTGGTGTAAACGTGTAAATAACATCATTCTGATAATCCACAGCAAAAGCATATTCACTGCTTGTCGACACAAAAGTTCTTGATCCCCCTGTTCCCAAAAAATACGCCGCTGTCTGTCCTGTGCTGCCGTCTGTTTCTGCACCGTAACTGCTGTAGCCGCCGTTGGCACTGGTCAGACACACGCTGGCAATGGTGCCGTTTCCTTTCGACGTCGGAAAGTCGTAGACGTACTTCATGGTCTTTGCCCGGGTATCCAGATAAGACTCGTCACTGTTGTAATCTCCACGTAGGGTGTCACCTGTGGTATTTTTCACGCCATATACGCCGCACGCTATCAGATTGGTCCCGGCAGGGGCAAAATAATTTGCAGCGTTTTCTTCCAAAGTTTTGTCGAACAGCAGGATACCACCCAGCAGCTTCTGATAAATCGGCTGAAAATTGCTGCCGTACATTTCAGAGGCATCTTTCATGTAGCCTTCCTGCAAAAAGATGTCGTTCAGGGCGTTGGTCGTCATATTCTGCTCCAGCACTTTTTTCTGTTCACCGGTGTGCACGTCAGTCAGAATGATTTCTGTTTTTCCTTTCAAGTTACGTTTCCTCCTCCGCTTCTGTGATTTCAGTCTGTATCGTATCCGCAATGCCAGAAACCTGTACCGCGGTACTGCCTACCGCAATGCCTACCGTATCCGCAACGCGGCAGTGCTGTACTTCCGCGGCAAGTACCTCTGCCTGTGTTGTCAGCGGACATGTCCGCATGACCGTGCTGCCTATCGTAATCCCTACCTTGTCTGCTACTTGCAGCAATCCGCTCCAAGCTTCTTGTCCGGCAAGATAACTGCCCTCCAGCAGTGCCTGTACAAACTGTGGTTGTATGGTAACCGTGCAGCCGCTTGCCAGCAGCTTTACGCGAAAGTCTATGGCATCATAGCCCGTCATGCGAAAGCTGTGAAACAGGTGTATCGTGTGTACGCCGTCCTGTAGCGTCCATTGCGGACGTATGGAACCGATCTCTGTTTTGCCGATACAGTATGCCGCTGCAATGCTGCCGTCTGTGCAGGTGTATTCCCCGTTGGCAGTGCTCTCTGTTGTTGCAACTTGCAGCCGCACCTCTGCCAGAAATACTACCGTTGTGGCACGGGACGACAGAGCACGTATTGCTGCAACGTCCGCTTCGCCGCCGTCAGAAATGACAATGCGGTCGGTGTTGGTGTACGGATAATACTGCATGCCGGCGGCACTGCTGTCCTATGTGCCAGTAGACTTGGTTTCATTTTTTAGTCCGGACTTGGATTGGCTGATGTCAGTGGTTTTGTTGCCGCTGACTGCTGTCACTTGCTCCGCGTTGCGGTAGTTCCACACCGTTGCCCCTGCCAGCATCGGGTGCTGCGTGCCGTTGTAGATGCAGGTCACCATGTCCCCCACGTCCAGTGCAGGATCTCCGAAAAAGGAAAAGCTGATCGGCAGATACTCAGTCTGATTGATGCGGGACAGCTCCGCAGCCAGATTGTCCACGATTTTTTTGGCGTTGGTTTCTCCAAGCTGCTGTAGAATCTTGTTTTCCAGCAGCATGCGATACCCGCCGGTCAATGCGAATGTACCGCTGCCCTTTGCCGTATAGGTAAAGCCAGACCGTTTGCTGCCGTCATCACGGTATGCGATCTGGGCGGACACGTCACGCGGTCTGTCCCAGTCAATGTTGACATCATACTGAAACCGGACAGACGGTGCAATAGTCTGTGAAACGGTTTCCGGACGAAACCGCCGCAGCCGTATCTGATTCGGTGTCACGCGGTCGGCTTCCACATAGCACCCCAGCAGTTCCGCCACAGCAGAGATGCACTCCCGCGGAGTCTGTATCTGGTCAGTAGTCGGCAGCGGTATCGTGCCGTTCGGCAACGCTTCGATTTCCGCCTTGCTGTTCCCCAGCGTCACCTGCGGTATGGTCAGCCCGTAGAGAATTTCCACATTGGTCACGATGTCCAGTGACATGGACAGCATCTGATACGGAGAATTGCCGGACGTGGCCAGATAGGGCACTTCCCAGTCCAGCAGGACAAGGCAGTCATAGGCAGTGATCTTGCACAGGTCTTTCGCGTAAGAGCATTCCGTGATACGGTATACGCCCACTGGCACAGATTCCCACGTGTCGTCTGCCAGCCGCAGCTGATAGGTCACACGGACGTACCAGCCCACAAGGGACAGGTAAGAGATCTTCTCCGACCGGCTCTGGAACTGCAGCTCACCGGCATAGGCAGCACCAAATTCAAAGTAATCGTGGTTGACACACCGCTTTGAAACTACCAGTGTACCGGATTCCACTTCTGCATCAGTCAGCACGCAGTGTGCGGACAGGTCCTTCCGGAGCATTTCTATCTGTATCCGGTCGGTACGGGTGTTCTGGTTAACAGCTTTGCGGTATGCTTCGGATACCGGATACACGGCATCACCCCCCCTGTTCTAAAACTCTATCAGATTGCAGCTGACATCGAATCTTGCTCCATCTTTGCCCAGACAGACCAGCTGCAAGGTGCGGTCGCCGGCGTACATGGTTGCCGTACCGCCGCCGTAATATTCTACTGAAAAACTTTCGCCGCGGATCGCGTCCAGCACAAGATCCGTTTCCGTCTGGTTCAGCTTGCTCCAGCTGACAGAGATCTTTGCTACGCCTGCACGAATACGGTTCCGCAGCATCACGCCGTTTTCCGCACGCCCCGTGTCGGAACTGTCGATGTCGCTGTACTGTACGCTGTATGCGGTAGGTGCCGGCAGTTCTGTGCCGTTGATCTTTAACAGTGCCATTATGCCAGCCCTCCACTTCTGTAGTCGTTCTTCTTTTGCAGCTTGGTCAGCTGCTGTGCCAGCAGTTCGTTGCCAAGCCAGACGTTTACCTGCATCGGTGTTTCGTCCTTTGCCGCCCCGATGCCACTGCTGCCCTGTGTCGCCGCCAGTACCATCTGCATTGCCCTTGCTACCGCCTCGGCAATCTTGCTCTCCGGTGCGACGATCTCGCCCTCCCGCCGGTTGTCGCCGATCACGGCAAGGCGTGGCGTATTGGCTTTCACATAACCGCCGTTCGCCAGATACGGGATCTCCGGTATCTGGAATCCAAAAGTTCTGCCGCCCAGTTCCGGCACCCAGTCTGGTATGTCAAAACTCAGCGTGTTCAGCTTTCCGATCAGATAGTTCAGAATGTTGATCATGGAATTTACCGGTGCTTTCAGGGATTCTGTCACATCGTCCCACAGGTCACTGAACCACTGCCGGACACCGGAAAAAGCGTACTTGACCGCATCTGCCGCCGCGGAAAACTTCTCTTGAAAGTAGGCTTTGGGATCAGAGAAGATCGCTTTGATGTTCTCCCACACTGCGGACATGGTTTGCTGTATGGATTCGAACTTTTCCTTGACTTTGAGATACAGCCCCTGTGCAGCTTCCCGAATCCGCCCGAAGATCTGGTCAATGGAGGTTGCCATGTTATTGAATGTTTCCTTCAGGAAATCCGCCAGATTTTTGGAACTGTCCTTGTGTGTTTCCACAAAACCGTCAAATATTTCCTGTATGCCGCCCCACGCCCTGCTCCAGTCACCGGTAAACACACCGATCAGGAAATCCAGCAGTCCGCTCAGTATTTTCAGCACGTTCTCGATCTTGTCGATCACGTCTTTTACTACCAGCTTCACCAGTGCCCAGACCTCCCGCAGCACCGGCATAATAATGGGTGCCACATTGGCGATCCACCATTCAATAAACGGTTCAACATACTGTTTCCACAGAATTGAAATCAGTTCTACTACTTTCCCGAACACCTCCAGCAGCGTGTCTGCCATGGGCTTCAAATGGTCGTGTATCAGTTCCGCAACACCTTGTGCAATGGTATCCAGAAACGGCGAGATATACTGCTGCCAGATGCCTGTGAGAAATGTCACAAGGCTGTTGATTCCGTCCCAGATACGCTGTATCGCCGGTGCAATGTACTGGTCGTACACTTCTTCTGCTTTCTGGCTCACGTGGTCTACGAAGTCGGAAACGGCTCCGGTGATCGTGGAGAAAAACCGCATCAGATCTTCTCCGATCTGCATGAAGTTCTCCTTATTGGTGTTTATCACCTCTGCTATACCGCTGAAGTTATCCCTTACGAATTTCAGCAGCAAGTCCAGCCCCGTAACCCACGGCGTAACGATAATGTCAATGACATCTGCAACCACCTGTGCCGTTTCCGGCAGCTGTAGGATATAGTTGATGATGTCGGTCACGTCGTTCATGATACTGGTCAGACTGCCGAAGATGTCGCCGGTAGACTGGAAAATCGATGCCAGTTTCTTTTTCAGGAACTCCTCTTTCCGTCCCAGAAACGTGGCAATGCCCGTGACAAGAGCATTGCCCAGATTTGCCCCGATGCTGAGGAAATTGCCGACCATGGAGCCGTAGTAGGTGGCAATCTGCTGTAGCATTCTCTTGGCACTGCTGACCACTGCACCGTCTGTGAAGATTCCTTTCAGTGTATCCTTGATACGCCCGAGTTTCTGCTTGATGTTGTCCAGTGCCTGAAACGTGTTGCCGGCATTCAGCCGTGTGGTAAGCCCTCTCTTGAAACTGCCGTACAGGTCGTCCCACAGCTTTTTGATATGCTGCAGCGAATCTGCCAGAGTGTTTGTCTTGTCCTTGTCATTGGAATTGTCGGCTGTGCTTGCCGGTGTCTGACCGGCAGAAGGTGTGCTGCTTGTGCTGTCCGACTTGTCGCTGAGCCGGTTGATCTCGTCAAACCCCATAAGGTCCCGCATCGCCTTTGCAGCACTTTTGGCGTTGCTTTCAGTGGTGCTGAGGCTGTCGTTCAGAGCCTCCGTGCTGGCTGCCGTGCTGCCCACGCCGGAGGACGTGTCTGAGGATACACCCATGATCGCTGCGGTGAATTCCTTGAACTTGGTCGCTGCGGCGGTAAGCCGTTCCACGATGATGTTCAGCCACTGTACGATTGGTGAGAACACGTTGATAAGCCCCTGTCCCAGCTCTGCTTTCAGTGTATCGAATTGCAGTGCCAGTGTTCGGGTACTGTTTGCCCAGCCGTCAGAGGTACGGGCGTAGTCCCCTTGGGCGTTGGCTAGCTTCTCCTGTACAAATGCGTACCGGAGCGACACCTTTTCCGCCTCGGACATCTCCGAAGTTGTCTTGCCGAAGCCTTTGGACAGGGCGTATGCGTCCAACGCACTCTGCGTCATGACCACGCCCAGATCTTTCAGGGTTTCGGTTTCTCCGGAAAAGACAGACTTGATCTTGGTGTATGCCTCGTCCTGTGAGATGTTGTAGAACGACGCCACATCGCCTGTCAGCCCTGTCAGTGCCTCAGACATATCCAGTGCCTGCTTTTGTGTAAAGCCGAACGCCTCTGCCATAGAGCCGTAAGTTCCGGCATATTTCTTTGCCATAGTTTCCGACAAGCCGAACTGTTTGGCGGCATTCTTGGAAAACTTGTCCACGCTGTCGGATAAGCCGCCGAAGGTCACATCTACGACGTTCTGCACCTCCGCCAGATCAGAGCCGAGGGACAGGCACTCTTTGCCGAATGCCGTGATTTTGGACACGGCGAAAGCACCAGCGATGACCTTTCCCAGTTTGCCGAATGCTCCGGAAAGTGCTGAACCGGCACTGCCGACACGCCCCAGCTGCTGGTTGGTATTTCTGACTGCACGGTTTACAGTCTGCTGCAGCTGCTTTCGGAACGAATCCGACTGCAACGCCAGATCCAGATCGATCGTACCAACGCTCGTCCCCATTCTGCTGCACCTCCTTTCACTCTATCTTCGCCATTGTCCGAAACATCGCTGACAGCTGCTGCATGGACTTCTCGTAAGATTCCCGATCGAAGTGCCGCAGTGTTTCCGCTGCCTGCCGCCGCTGCCAGTCGGAACGGATACGGTTCTGCTCCGGCGTGAACGCTTTCAGCACTTCCATATCCGTTTCTGACCGGATACGCACCACGTTCCCCAGCGGCGTTTCTCCGTTCAGTCCGGACAGCAGTGTCAGAAACTCCGACCAGCACATTTCCGTTTCCAGCCGCAGCCGAATGCCGTACTGCTGGGCAAAAGATGCCTCGATCAGTTCGTAGTCATAGATCAGATCATAGTACGGATCATCATGCACCGGCGTTCTGAAATCGCTGCTCCGCTTCCTCGTAGGACGTGCCGGAGGCAAGGGACATCACTGCAATAAACACATTCTGATAACCCTTGAAGTTCAAGTCCATGCCGTCCAGCTTTCTCACGCCCTCTTTGCCGATGAGGATTTCCAGTGCCTTGTCGATCGCCGAGAATCCGGCTGTACCGCCTTCCTCCGTGGATTCTATTGCCGCCATGGCTTTCATGACAGTGTTCTTGGTATCGTCGATATGGAACTCCTGTTCCCCGATCTTCAACACCTTTTCTTCCTTCTGCAATTTGCTTGTAATATCCAGTACGGTTGCCATTGTTATTTCCTCCTTATTCTCCTGTGGTAGTGATGTTGGGCTTGCCGTTACTCATGACGGAAAATTCCAGCGGCTCTACATTGGTGGAATCACCGCCGCCGGCAGTCACGTTGACGACAGCGTTTTCCATGGCGATCGTCGTGCCGTCCGGCATCACCCACTCGAAATACGCCTCGGATTCCTGTCCGGTCTTGTATGCCAGACCTGCTGCAAAGTCGTTGCCGGTATCGCCTACGTTCCGCTTGCCTTTCAGAGAAATGGTGATGCCGCAGCCGGTTTTCAGACGGCGTTTCCAGCCCTCCTGCTCCATAGGCGTCCATTCCTCCACGTTGCCGTCAATGGCGATGCTGAACGATTCCATGTCGGCAACGGTTTTGGCAGAAGTCTTGTCTGCACCCAGCTTGAATACGTTGTTGAAAACGGGATATACCCCTGTTACAGTGCTCATGCTGTTTCCTCCTCATAGTAGATAACAAATTCAATCACATATTCGCAGATGCCGTTGTCGTCCGCTCCCACGTCAATGGGTTCGTTCTGCCGAAACAAAAAACCCCCGGCGGGGCCCCCCCCCACCTGTGCCGTTCCTGCCGCTGCGATCACCTCATACAGGGCAATGGCAGCGTTCTGTGTCTGGCGTGTGCTGTGGTTCCAATGCACCAGCAGGGACACGCCGTGGGTGCGGGTTCTGGTGGGATCCCGTCCGCCGACAGCGGTTTCATTCTTCCGGCGTGACAGCTGATACACACCGAAAGACTTTTCCTTTTTGCGGTCTAAGGTGCCGCAGTAGTAGTTGTCCGCTCTGACCGGCAGCGTTTGCAGCCATGCCAAAACGGATTCACTGGTCATCATGTCGCTTCACCTCCTATTTGAGATTCTGCCGGAGCAGCTTTGCGAAAGCATCGGCGGCAAACTCTTTCTTGTCGCCGTCGATCCACGGCTGAAACCACTTGCCACCGGCGTTTTTGTTCTCCGATGTCCGGAAGCTGTATTCGGGGTGATAGTACAGGCGGCGTGCATAGGGCGTGTCAGAAATGATTCCGACTACCCCAGTGCTGCTCTCCGAAGTTTCTACAAAAGTAGAACTGTTTTGCAGCGTACCGGTGTCCATCGGCATGACCTGTTCGTCTACCACATCGGTAATCACCGCCTGTGCGGTCTGTTCCAGAGCCGTTGCCACTGCCTGTTCCACCTGCCGTACTGCCCCGAAATTCCAGTTGACTTTGATCTTGCTCATAGCACATCAATCCTTGTGTAGTTCACCGTACCGTCCGGATTCCGGCACTTGCTGACGGCGTAGATGCTCCGCTGTTCGCCGAATATCGTCACCGTACCGCCTGTGAGATTCCCCGCTGCTGGCTGAATATCCCCGTCAATGTAAGCACTGCCGGATACCGTGACAGCAGTGTCCTTACTGGTGTACTTCACCTGGGATTTGTCCTGCCAGTTGCACAGGAAGTCCCCGTCCAGAATGGTTTCCCGTTCACCGAAAGCGTTGATCTCCTCGGCTGCTATGGTCACGTGAACGGGCGTTTTCGCACAGCGTACCAGTTTAGGGTATCGCATCACGCCACCTCGTTTCGCTCCGGCAGCAAAGCCCTGTCTGACAGAGATTCCGGTACACCGCCCGTGGCAGGCAGATGCCGCTGACGGTTTCCACTGCCGTACTGCTGCCGCTGAGCGTCAGACTTGCCCCGTTGATAGAATAGCCGGACACGATGCTTTCCAGCACGTCGGCGTTCTCGTGGGCAAACTCCGCCAGCTGACAGCAGCACTCTGAAATGATCTCCTGCTGGTATGCAGACAGATTTTCCAGTCCTACGGCACGGATTCTGCCAAAGGTCAGCGTATCCACGTCACGGGCAGCCTGCCGCAGCCGTGGCAGAATGTCCGGTTCTGGTACCGTTCCGCCATAGGTGCCGCTGTAGTACTCGTAATTCGCATACATCACTTGCCGTCCTTTTCTGCCTGTGCCTTCCGGAGCTTGGCTTTCAGGCTGGCATTTTCCGCTGCCAGACGGCGATAGTCCGCCTCTGGTACCGTAGCAGATGCCGGCACTTCTACAGTGCCGTCGTCCAGCAGCACGGTATAGCCTCTGTCCAGATAAGCGGCTTTCTCCGCCTCAGTAATGGTATAGACCTTGTTGTCCTTGCTTGCTTTCATCGGGTATCACCTCACTCATGGGCGGTATAGTTGATGGCACAGCCGGCTTTCAGCAGTGCGTCCAGCGCAAAGGTGCCGTTGAACCGGCGGTTCTGGTAGATGTAGTTGTCTGCCGTTCTGGAATCGTGTCCCGGCGTGAATACGTTGATGTAGCTGTACTTCACACGGGAAACCTGTGCCTCCGGATCAATGAGAATGTAGTTGATCTGTCCGGCGGTTTCATCTGCTGTACAGCCGTTGGTAAAGTTGAACTTGGTTTTCAGCCGTGCAGACGGCACAACAATGATCGTGCCGATGTCGTCAATGGAGTGGACACGGCGGTCGATCACGCCGGTGCCGTTGGGATACTGCCGCTGGAATGCCTGTTTCAGCAGCTTGTTGTATGCCGGTGTTACATACATCTCCATGCGATCCATAGGTACGCCGGCATCTTCCAGCAGCTGTACCTTGTTGTCGAAGTCCTCCAGCACGTTGTCTGCGGTCAGTGCAGTGGTTTCTACCGATGCACCCACACGCTGTGCCTCGGTGAAGATCTTGCTGAATGTGTAGCAGTCCAGCTCCGGAATCGCCTGTGTGATCTCAAACCGCTTCTGAATGTTGGCGATGGAAACGGTCATGTTGGTTTCGTCCACGTCCATGGGATCAACGGCAAATTCAATGTCACGGTCGTGATCCAGCACCTTGACTTCGTAGTCGTTGTCATAGGAGCCGGCGTTGAAACCAGCAGTGGTGCGGTTGTGATCCTGATAGCCGCTGACGGTCAGTTTCGGGAGTTTCAGCTGCTTGCCGTTTACGATCTGAATATCACTGTTGGACTGGAACAGCCCGTTGGATTTCAGCTCCACAGCGTACATATCAATGATGTGCTGACTGAAAATGTCAGCGTATTTCAGTTCTGCCATAGTTAGTTCCTGCCTTTCTTTCGGTTCGTGCCGAAGATGTTGGAGAGCATTTCATTCTGTGCGGCGGTGGGATCACTGCTGCCGCCGGAGCCGCCGATCTGCATAAAGCCGCTGTTCTGCTGGGTACTGCCTTTCAGTGCCGGCACATCAGTCAGCACCTTTTCCAGAGCCTTCTTGATGTTTTCCTCGGAGATCACACCCTTGCTGTCGGCGGCACTGGTCATATCTGCCATACGGAGCAGGTACGGCAGTGACTTGCGGTCTACGCCCAGATCGGCGGCAATGTCGCTTGCCTTGCTGCGAATGTCATTTTCCAGTACCTGTGCTTTCAGCCGGGTGATCTCCTGCTGGGCGTTCTGGTAGCTGGTTTCCTTTTCCTTTGCCTGTGTGGCACGCTTGGTCTTGAAATCCTGCACAGCGGTCTGGAGTTCCTCCCCGCTCATGCCCAGCTGCTTGAAGTAGCCCTCCAGAATTGCGGATTCCCGCTGCTGGGTGCCTTTGTGGATCATGTCCTCGATCTTGCCGTAGTCGATAGCCGGCGGCTGTGTACCGCCCTGCGGCGTGTTCTGGCTGCCTGTTTCGTCTGCCATTTGAATCAGTCCTTTCGTGATTTGGGTATAAAAATAGCACCTGATCGCTCAGATGCTGATTTTACAAATAAGAACGCCGTACCCGCTGGCTGAATTGTTCTTGTTTTCCGCCCTCCGCCAGTTTTTGCCCGTGGTCGGGGTGGTGGTTACTCTACAATGTGCCAATCCTCTGCCAGCATATCTGTCTGACTTGCAAGCCAGCCGATGCAGTACCGGTTATCCGCGGTTTTCATGACAATGCTGTCCGTAAACGGATAACTTCCGTCACCGATTTCCTGCGTCAGCAATTTGCCGTCAGCAAGATACAGGTACATTCCTTTACCGTTCCAGCCGGTTCTGGCAACTTTCTTTCCGGCTTTCATTGCTTCCAATGCTTCGCCAAATGTCATTATTTCTTTCATAGATTCTCCTTTCGGGCATGAAAAAAGCACCTCGGCTGAGATGCTTTTTCTTGTGTTCAGTTTTATCTCTCAAAAAACATACTATTTTGAGATGTCTTAGTCGATAATTTCAATAAACTTTCATGCTCATATACATGAATCAATTCCATCTTCTAACGTTTGACTTCAATTCCATACACATCAAGTCTGTTCTGAAGAATTTCTAATATCTCATTGTATGCTAACGCTCTTCCGCTAACAAAAAGATCAGAACCGTTTTTTTTCATGTCGGCATCAGCTTCTTTTTTTCTTTTTGATATTTCCTCGAAAAAATCGGCTATAAAAAACTTCATTGCATCAAATTGCTCTTTATCCATTTAAATCACCTCTCTTTTTCAATTCTTCTTCGGCTCTTGATATGTCCGTCTTGAAATTGTCTATTTCTTTTTGCCAGTGTTTGATGTTACCCAATTTGTATCTTTCATCAAATGAATCCCAATCAGGATAAAATTTTTCTGGAGCAGATATTTTTTCTCTGTGTTCTTCCACTTTTGATTTCCATGCTTTGATTGATTTTTCGAGTTGTACCGAGGACATTTTGGCAATATTTTTATTTGCAAACAATTGCAGGTTGACCCGTATACCACTTGCCTTTATTATACCACCATCGCCGCCCGAAGTCAACGCCTTTCCGCCGATTTTCTCCGCCCGATACGTCTTTCCCGTACCGCCGTTGTCCTTTGTTGCAGGCGGTGTGACTTCCACAGCGTGTCCAGCAGAAATACCCTCCGTGTGTGCCTTTGCCTTAGCCGCTTTCGGTTTCGGTGCTGGCGGCACAGCGGCGGGCTTTCCTGCCGGCGGTGCAGGTGCATCGTACACTTTCAGCCGGCGGTAATCCATTCGCAGCACGTCCGGATTTTCCTTAACCAGGCTGTTCAGCCGCTTTCGCCATGCCTGTTCCTGTGCGGCATACTTGGCGGCGTTCTCCGGATCGATCGCACCCAGTTTCAGCCGCTTGTACTTCCGCACATTCCGTTCGCAGTACCGCTGCTGCTGTTCCAGATCGTACCGCCGGTTTGCCTCGTCGATCTCCTCCTGTGTCATTTCCATGGGCGGCTCATTGATGCCCTCGAACCATGTATGCACGCCATTCTTGCAGTTGGGGTGCAACGCTCCGCCGGCAATGGCAGTGCTGAGCAGCGGATATTTCCCGTCCTTGGGTACCGGCACAGAGCCGTACACATCATCGTAGTACACCTTGTCCTGCCACGGAATGCACTTGGGGCAGGCAGAACCGTGTGCGGACAGTTTCACGGTGCAGATGCCCCACTCATCACGCTTGGCAGCCTCTCCCTGAATATTCGCCCGCAGATTTGCCGTCCGCAGTGCCATTTCCGCATAGCTGGCGATGTTCACATACCGCCCGTCCTTGTACCGGATATTCCGGATACCCTGTGCCAGAAAGTCCTGTACCGCTGCATCGACCGCCTGCCCCAGCGACCTGCCGCCCATGTTGAACTGTGCCGCCGACCGGAAAATGGTCTGCCGGTAGATGTCGTCCTGATACCGGAGAATGCTGCTGACCGCCTTGTGCATCTCGCCCTGTGTGGCTTTCACGAGAGCGTTCAGCTTGCGTTCGTTGACGGTGAAAAAGCCGGTGTCGATCTCTCCGGCAGTTCCGGCTGCGGCAATGTAGCCCTGCCGGATCGCTTTCAGAATGCGGATCTCCTCCTGCTGCTTTCCGGTTTCGTAGGACTGGCGGATCATGTCCTCGATCTGCTGGGGAATGGTACTGATATAGCCGCCGATGATCTTTCGGTTCTGGGCACGGTATCGGGCAATGCTGTTCAGCTTTTCTGCCTGCCACTGTGCCCAGTCAAAACCCTCGGCATCTTCCTCTTTCAGATGCCGCTGCAAGTTCCGTTTCATGGACTGGATCAGTTCTTCCTCCATTTTCCGGAGTGCCTCTGCAATGTCATAGTTCATGCGATGCCTGCCCAGTCGTCAGAGGACACCGCAGGTTCTTCCATATCCACAATGCCCTGCTCTGTCCGGATACGCTCCGCCTCTGCCGCTTTCCATGTGTCGGACTTGGTGCTGCCGTACAGTTCGTCCAGACCTGCCTCAATGCTCATGATGCCACTCTGCTTGGCTTTCGCCACGGTTTCCACCTGCGATTCAAAGGACGGGTTGGCATACTCGCCGAAAGTGACCGCTGCACGGACTTCCTCGGCAGGCTGTCCGTTCGCCGTCTGATACGCATAGAATACGTCTGTAATCAGTTTCGGCAGCACTCGCTGCAAGGCGTTCACAATGTCCTGCCGTGTGTACAGCGTGGTTTTCTCTTTCTCCCGCTGTGCTTCGGCGTTGTCCAGTTTCTTCACGTCAATGCCCAGCGTAGACGGACTGACGATACCTTGCAGACAAAGGTCCAGTGCGGTGATGTAGGTGGCAAGGTAGCTGTCGTGGGGGATCTCCGCCTGTTCCACGGTGATCTTGTTCTGTGCGGATTCGGCAATGTCGTTTCCGGTCATGAGAAAGCGATTGTCAAAGGCGTTGGACTTTTGCAGCACGCCGTTTTCGTCCCGTGGAATCAGGCACTCCGGAATGTATGTACGGGAACGGCCGCTGCGGAGTGCGTCCACCCACTGGCTCCACGCCTCGTCCAGTGCGTCGAAGTTATCCCGTTTGGCATCGAAGATGCTCTGTCCTCTGCCTTCGTGCCGGTTGGAATGATAGAAACTGAGATACTCTGCCAGCATAAAATCTCCGTCCCACCGGACAGGCTGCAAGCCGGCTGTCTGGGGGATGGCGTGGAGATCACGGGGATTGCCGTATGCGTCAAAGAGTGCATACATCACATAGCCCCTGCCGTAGTGTTCGTGCAGCGTGTAGTTCCTGCCGCTGTCATCGGCGTAGGGCGTGCGGAAGATGATCTCGTGTACCCTGCCGGACTGCCGCCGGAGTTTCACACGATCTGCCCCGTAAAATTCCAGAATGGGAAAGCGGCTCACCTGTGGGTGCAGGCTGATCTTAAACGCCCCGTCACCAGTGACCAGCGTTTCCGTGATCGACCGCTTTACCAGTTCGCAGAAATCGTTTTCCGGTGCAATCTGCTGCCAGAGCAGCTTTTGCGATTCGGACGGGAACTGCACCTCCTGCAAGTCGGCGGCGATCAGACCGGAAAGCATATTCACCATGGTCTGGGGCAAGCCGGTGTGTATCTTCCGGATTTCCATGCCGTAGGTGGGAACGCTGCCCCAGAAAGAATGGGACGCACCGCCGATCTGCCGGTACGCCTGTGCCAATTCCCAGCTGTCGCCCCGATACCAGAGCCGGTTGACCGCAATGTTGGTTTCAAAGCTGAGGGATTCCTCTATGGCGATCTCCCGTCTTGCCGCCGGATATAGTTTTAACAGCCCTGACAGTTTGCCTGCCAGAAGCGAACGGAATCGGTCAAGCATCTGAAATCACCTCCTGTATTGCCTTATAGTTTCCAATGTACTGCTTGTACGGCAGCCACGCATACTGACACCCATTGATGCTGTGGTCGTGTCCATCCTCCGGCTGCCCCTTTTCGTCATAGCTGTAGGTGTTCATCTCTGCGATGTAGTCCTTGCAGGTGTCCACCACCAGAAAGTCCCCCGTTTTCAGCCAGCTCTGCTGCAACTGGATCCGAGTGATGATCTTCGTCTTTTTCCACGCCCCTGCAAAGTCGTAGATGCAGGCGGTCTTGCGTTTGAACTTCTGTGCCTCTTGTATGGTGCCGGCATCTGCGGAATCGATGTAGATCGTTCTTGCAAAGCCGTAACGGCACTTCACCTGTTCAGCGAACCGGTTCAGCAGCGGTATCACGTCAGATGGTGCAAAGGGGTTTGACTTGTCCCGATTGTTATGGGTTTCCTCCATGAGCAGGATACACTTCCGGTCTGCGGTAATGCCCACCGCCTCAAAGGTCAGCCGGTCATGGGACTTTCGGGAATAGGACGTATCACAGCCGATGGAGTAGTACAGGAAGCGATGCCCTACCGCCTGTGATGCTGTGATAATATGCCGCTGCTGCAAGTCAAAGACAAGCCCCGTGGCACGTCCACGAAGCCCCAGAATCTTGTTCTTGTACAGCTTGGTACCCTTGGGAGCAGCGTCCATTTTCCGCTGAATGTCTGCCTCTGTCAGACTGAGGTTGTCCCGAAACGAAAAGAACCAGTACCGCCAGCCGGTGACCGGTTCTTCCGTCAGTTCCCGAAGAATTTCCTCCGGCACATCGGCGGCGTACTTGGCACAGGGACGGGAACGGTTCACGAACTCCCGATACACTGGCAAAGACGGATCGTCAGGGTTCAGCGTTGCCAGCAGGTAGCCGTTTCGGGTAGTGATCTCCCGCACAAAGTCGATGTCGGCGGTGTTGATCTCGTCAATGTACACGCAGCCGAACTGCGAACCGAGGACGTTTTCCCACTTGTCCTTGTTGTCATAGCCCAGCACATAGATCAGCTTGCCCTCAAACTTGATGTGAGGCAGCTTGTTGTTCCGGTCGCCGTTGCCGCAGTAGACCGCGTTCCGGTGCAGGTCGAGAATGCCGTTTTCCTGCTGAATGATGTTCTTCTCGGCGATGCCGGTAGTTTTGGCAGCGATAATGTGCAGCCGTTTCGGACTGGCGGAAACCATGTACATGAACTTCACACCGGCACCGACGGTGGTCTTTCCGGAGGCGGTCGTCCCCTCCAGAAATTCTGCGGTCACGCCTTGGACAGAACGGATAAAGTCCCTGTACTTCCGGGACAGAGGAAATTTATGTGCTGTCAAGGTCATCACCGCCCAGCTGGGAGAGAATGTCGGAAAGTTTTTCGGAGGGCTTGACTTCCACACCGGCTTCCTGCTTGGTGGTATACCCGTACTTCGACATCCACAGCCCTGCAAGCTGTGTCGGAATCGCCCCCACTTCAAATTTTTCCCGTGCGTCCGTTTCGCATTCCTCACGCATACGCGTAACGATGTCAACAAACCGTTTGCTCTCCGCATAATACTCATGAAATGCCTGTCGGGAGATGCCAACGTATACGCAGAACCCCTCAATGGTGTAAGTCACGCTGTGTTTTAGCTCCGCCGAAACAAACTCGCCGGTTTTGGAGTTGAACGCATGAGTCAGCACAGGCTTGCTGTCGCAGTACGCTTTGTAAGTTTCCCATGCACTGTGCAATTCGTCCGGACTTTTGAATTTTCTTGGTCGTCCCACGCGGTCACGCTCCTTTCCGGCATACAAAAAACGCCGCAAGGAAATCCTCACGACGTTTTGCTTTTTTCGTCAGTATAAGTATAGCATGGAATGCAGATTACTGCAAGTGGTTTGGCGGTTATTCTCGGTTAGTTTCGGTTAGTGGCGGGGTGTTTTTTATCTTTTCGAATCCGGTGCTGTACAATTCTTTGGTTTTCTTATAGTCCCGATGCAGATGCCGTGTTGCGATCTGTTTCAGGGACAGCCCTTGCAGCAAGTACTTTTTCAGTGCAATCCGCATATCTACGGTTTCTTCATCGCTGCCGCAGAGTGTTGTGTTGATATGCTGCATGATGCTCAGCTCCAGCCTGTCACGCTCCTGCTGGAGTGCGGCGATCTTCTCGCTGATCTCTGCGGCATCGATCAGCTTTTTCTCTGTGCTGTTCCCGTGGGTTCCCTTTGCCTCACCGATGCTGTCGAACTGCACCGACTTTACAGACGTGCAGATTTCTTTGTCGATCTGGAGATCTTTTATCAGCTTGGGGATACCACGATAGCGTGTGATCTTTTCTTCGATGGTCATTACACATCACCTCAATCATTCTGCGTAAACTTAATAGGCTGGATCATCTCCGGCAAGAAGTTAATCTCGTAATGATACGGGTCAACGTGTGCTCCGCTGATGTCCTCTACTGTGTAGATCGTCCAGTTGTTCAGGTAGACATAATCCACCTTGTACTGATTCTCGGCAACTTCAAGCGTGATAACAAGCTCGTTGTCGTTGTTGTTGGACAGGGAAAAATACCCGATCAGTTCCAAAATCGGCTTGTCCGTTCTGGCATTGATGACAGACAAACGCCGTTCCACGTTGAAATAGTCTGCCTCTTTCTGCACGTTGTACGTTGCTCTTTCCGCCTCTGTGCATCCTGTCATAGATGCGGCCATCATGCACACGGCAGTTACAGCTGCAATAATTCTTTTCTTCATGTGTAGTCCTCCTTGTTTTGTCTTTTCGCTCGGTTATGCTCGTTTTACGCTCGCGTGCGTTAGGCTTACGCTCGGCGTGCGTTAGCGTTTCTTCCGGTTCTCCCGATACTGTTTCTGATATGCTTTCCGCCGGCGTATGGCACAGGCGTTGCAGAATCTCCGGTCACCTTTCACGCCGATCAGCAGCTTGCCGCAGGTTTCGCAGTGCTTGGTGTTCATGGCTGTGCCTCCTTCGCTTTGCGTATTCTCACTTTCAGGCTGTCGATCAGGGCGTCCTGCGTCGCGTTCTTGTCCTGCAGGGCAGCAAGGACGTCGTCGTCCCGTGTGCCGGTCACTGCAAGGTGATGCACGAAAACCGTAGCCGTCTGCCCCTGCCGGTGCAGCCGCTTGTTTGCCTGCTGATACAGTTCCAAGGACCAGTTCAGTCCGAACCAGACCACGTGATTTCCGCCCTGCTGCAAATTCAGCCCGTAGGCACAAGATGCCGGGTGTGCCAGCAGAATGTCGATCTGACGGGCGTTCCAGTCCGCTGCGTCCTGTGCATTTTGCAGTACACGGACACGCAGCTTAGATCCCGCCAGCAACGTAGTGATCCGTGTGACGTCATGCCGGAAATTGTAAAACACCAGTGCCGGTGCCCCGTGCAGCTGCTCCAGAAGCTCCTCAAACGCCTCCAGTTTGCACCGGTGAATCTCTACCGCACTGCGGTTCTCGTCGTATACAGCCCCGTTACACAGCTGCAGCAGCTTGTTGGACAACGCTGCCGCCGACCCCGCATCGATCGTAGCTTCATCCACCTCCAGCAGCATTTCCCTTTCCAGCTGCTGATATGCTTTCGCTGCCTTGCTGTCCAGCTGCACCGGGATCGTGTCATACACCGACTCCGGCAGCTGCAAATAATCCTCGGCTTTCATGCTGATGCAGATGTCGCCGATCTTGTCCTGTATGGCTTTCTGTGCATCTTCCTTCGCCTCATAGGTCGTAAAGTGTCCGCCGTGGGTATTGCTGTTGAAATACATCTCCCGAAATCCGGTGACAGTCCGCCCCAGACGGATACCGCCGTCCAGCAGATACAGCTGTGCCCACAGATCCTGAATGCTGTTCGGTGCCGGTGTGCCGGTCAGTTCGATCAGCCGCTGCACATGGGGCCGGATCCACGTCAAAGATTTGAATCGCTTTGCCTTGCTGGATTTGAAACTGCTGCTTTCGTCGATAACGATCATGTCAAACGGCCATGCGTTTTTGAAATAATCCACCAGCCAAACGACATTCTCCCGATTCGTGATGTAGACATCTGCCGGACTGCACGCTGCACGGATCCGCTTCTGTGTGCTGCCCAGAATCATGGAGAACCGCAGGTGCCGCAGATGATCCCACTTCGCCGCCTCTGTGTCCCATGTAGCTTCGGCAACTTTCTTCGGGGCGATGATCAGACACCGGCACACCTGCAGCCGATTATAGATCAGCTCCTGTACGGCGGTCAGTGTGATCACCGTCTTTCCCAGCCCCATATCCAGAAACAGCCCCAGTGCCCGATCGGATACGATCCGGTCAATGCAGTACTGCTGGTAGGGGTGCGGCGTGAACTTCATTCCGGCAGTCCATACTTGACGATATGCTTTTGCATGAACTTGTCCACCTCCTCCTGTGTACTCAGCACATAGACTTTCGTGCCGACCGCAGCCAGCCGCTTTATCTGCAGCTGCTGGGATTTGGATAGATTGCCTTTTCGCCCCGGGGCTTTCAGTTCCACCGGCACGATCCCGCCGCCCGGGAAAAATACCAGACGGTCAGGTACGCCGCAGCAGCCCGGCGACGTCCACTTGTATGCCCTGCCGCCGATACGCCGTACACAGCGGCAAAGATAGCGTTCCACTTGTTTTTCATCGTCCATGTCAGTCCTCGCTTTCGTTTTTTGTGACCTCACGCGCGCACGCGTATACATACACGCATCAGGCGTATTAAGTATATTATATAACCCTCTATTCCCCTATTTTATATATTCTATTACTATTAAAGTTGACAAGTTGACAAATAATAAAATATATCGCAGCTACGATGTTTTTACGTCAACTTTGCTGTCAACTTCTCTGTCAAACTGTCAAAGTTCCCATGTTTTCCCATAGTTGACGGCAAAAGAGAAAGTTGACGGTTTAGGGTATCCGTAAAAATCCTTTTTGCGTGCCATACACGACACCGAACCGCATATTGGATTTACATCTTTCCCACCCCGGGATCCTAGCCAAAATTGCATTGATCTCCGCCGCATCAGACCTCCGGAAATAGCGGATTTCGCCGCCAAAGGCTTCGCACCAGATCTCAACAGCACATACCCGCTCCCGACGTTTCAGTTTCGTCTTTTCCTTGTCGTTGGCGAAGCCACCCGCCCAGTACATCTTGCGCTCAAACAGCGTCTGTTTCTCCCAGTCCACCGGAATCTCCCGATCTAGGAAGTCCCGGATAACACCCTCTTTTGCACTGTGCTCGCTGTGTTCTTCCTGTGCCTGCTTTGCGTACGCCTCTACCTCCGGCAGCAGATACAGCTTTTCGCCGTTGTGCCACAGTGTGATTGCCTCTGCCCAGATCTGCGGCACATTCGCCGCAAGTTCCGTAAATACGCTTTTCGCCGGCTGCTGTACGCCGCACTCCACCGGCCAGAAACGCCGGTTTCCTGTATGATCCCGCAGGAATTCTTCTTCGTTGGTCGTGCCGAAGAATACGCATCTTCTGGGGTACCGCCCCGTTCGTCTGCCGTAGGGCTCCCGAAAAATGTCCTCCTGCTTGGATAAAAACTGCTTGATCTTGTTGTCGTCTGCCTTGGACATTCCCACCAGTTCCGCAAGCTCCATGATCCAAGATCCCTGTATGGTTTCGTATGCATCCTTTCCGTCAAACGTTGTCAGACTGTCGTTGAACCACTTCGGTGCCAGCAGCCGCAGCAGCGTGGATTTTCCCAGCCCCTGCGGACCTGCCAGAACCGGCATATAGTCGTACTTGATGCCGGGGATCATGGCACGTGCCACTGCCGCAGTCAGGGACGTTCTCGCCACAGCACGGGTATAGGCACTGTCTGCGGCTCCCAGATAGTCGATGTACAAGGTTTCTACTCTCGGCACGCCGTCCCATTCCGGAAGGCCTTTCAGATAATCCTGCACGGCATTGATCTTGTTTCGGTGACAGCACAGGCTTACAGCATCGCTGATCCGGTCCTTTCCGGTCACGGCGTATACCTTTTCGATGTAGTGCCGCAGTCCGGCATCGTCATTGTCCGTCCAGTCCCGCACCTCCGGACTGTCGTTCCAAGGCAGTGCACCCAAGCACAGGATCCGGTTGGAAAATTCCTCGAAAACAAACTTTCCTTTCAGATTCGGATCGTTCTCCAGAATAATCAGTACGTTGTCTGTGGTTTTCAGGGGCTTTCCGGATTCAGAATGTACCTGCAGCAGCTGCATCCAGTCCGCATTTTCCGCGGGTGCAGCCCCGAACGCTGCCGTAGCAGCGGCGTACCGTTCCTGCAGCAGCAGTTGTGCCACACCGGTATCTTTGACCGCATAATCACACGCCGCCTGATAGGACGGCAGCTTGTTTGTCGGCGTATCCGGCTTTGCATCGCTGTCCTTGTCGCCGAACAGGTGCAGCCGCATCAGATCAAACGCATTGCACAGCTTGCCGCCTGCCGGATCGTGTGCGTGGTGGGAAAAGAGAAACTTGCCGCTCTCATAGACCACCGCACCGCCGGTAGTTGTGCCGCCGGCATAGGTGAAGCGATCTCCGGTATCGCACACCGTGTACTTGTCCGGCAGAAGCTCTGCAATGACCTTGTACACGTCATATATCCGGCAGAACGCCCCTACCACGCCGGACTTCTCTGTCGGATCCGCCTGCTTTGCTCCCCGCGGGATTTTCGGTGCAGTCAGCCCTGCCCACTGTTTCACGTCCCGCCAGTCGGCGTACATTCCCAGAATGCCGTCGGGATCGGCGAAATACTTGTCCCCGTAGGTGTAGACGTAGGTACTGTCCGCACAGCACGACGGCCAATACATCAGCCGTGATGCCTCAAAGGTCGTCGGATCGCACTGTTCCATGCCGATGTATTCCGCCAGTTTCCGTGCGATCGGCTCGTATTCGTCCGCCGTGCACGTTCTGGACAGCGGGATCAGCACACGCAGTCTGGGGGCTGCCTCACTGTGCTTTCGGGTGGAGTACACGCAGTAGGCACAGTTCAGCCCCTCGATCCGCTGCAGGACCCCCTGCGTACCGCCGGGAGCGATGTTGTCCATATCCAGTGTGACGACCTCTCTGCCTGTCACTGCGGACGCTTTCCGCTGCCTGCCCTCCAGTGTGCCGGCAACGTAGCCGCCTACATCTTTCAGGCTGTCCTGTTTGGGTTTCGGCAGCTTCAGATATTCCTCCAGCGTTTCCGTTCCCCGCATAGGCGTTGCAAGCTTCGCCACGAGTTCTGACCACCGCAGCTGCTGGGCATTCCACTGCGTGGCTTTCCGGCTGCTGCCGGTGGTTATGGTAATCCTTCTGTCGTTTTGCATTCGTCAGCACCACCTAATCCTTTTTGTAATAGTCCCCCACGAATCCGGCGGCATTGAGGACCACCCCCCCCGCCCACGGGATCGGCTGCCGCATCAGTTCACACGCCGCCTGCAGATCCGCACGTTCTTCCGGGCAGTCAATCACCGCCTCATCGTGAATGTGCATGACCGTCTGATAGCCGGCATCTTCCAGCCGCTGCAGCGTCACTGCAAGGCAGTCCCTCGCAATCGCCTGCACAATGTTTTCTGTCAGCTTGCCGCCGTAGGTTTCCAGATCCGCCCACTTTTTGCCCGCCTGACTTACGCCGTAATAGTGCAGGCTGTCGCCGTCAAACCGGTTCTTCCCGATATGCGGACGGGCATAGAACAGCTTTCTTCCGGACGGAAGCTGCACAGTCAGAAAATCCTGTTTTGTTGCAAAGTCGCCCTCTCTGCGGAAGATACAGCCGTTTACGCCCACCGGTGTACACGTCTGCACCGCCTGCAGGGCTGCGTTCTCCAGCTGATACCACAGTCTTGTGATATTCGGGTTCGCCTTTCTCCAGCGGTGTACGATGTCCGGCAGCTCGTCCTCAGACAGCCCCATTTTTAAAGCTCCCATGTTGATCAGAGCACCGGCGGAACCGCCGTACCCCAATGCCAGTTCTGCGATCTTTCCCTTCTGCCGCAGTGCGTATTCCGGATTGCCCTTTTTGATTTTTTCAATAGGTACGCCGAACATTGCCGATGCCGAGGCTTCGTAGATCTTTCCGTGCGTGCGGAACACCTCCTGCCGCCATGTTTCCTTTGCAAGCCATGCGATCACACGGGCTTCGATCGCTGAAAAATCCGCCACAACAAATTTGCAGCCCTTTGCCGGAACGAAAGCCGTCCGGATCAGCTGGGACAGCGTGTCCGGCACATTGCCGAAGGTCAGAGCGATCATTTCCGTATCCCGTCCCTTTACCATATCTCTGGCAAGGTCCAGTTCCTCGATGTAATTGCGGGGCAGATTCTGTGCCTGCACCAGCCGCCCTGCCCAGCGTCCGGTACGGTTCGCCCCGTAGAATTGCAGCAGTCCCCGAACACGCCCGTCTTTGCAAACGCTTTTCACCATTGCCTCGTACTTCTTTACCGAGGATTTCCCCAGCTCCTGCCGTATCTCCAGTACCCGCCGCACCTTTGAGGGCAGCTCCGATCTTGCAAGCAGTTCCTTGACGGTTTCCTTGTCCAAGGATTCCACCGTCAGTCCGGTCTGTGTTTCAACCCAGCCTTTCAGCTGCCCTACTGCGTTCGGGTTTTCCAGTCCGGTCAGCGTTACCGCCTCCTGCATCAGATCGGAAGTGACCGCACCGGCGATGTGCAGTGCCCCGTCGATCAGATCCATGTCCAGCCGGATACCGGCAGCGTTGATCCGCTGATCCAGTTCCCACTCCCGCTGCACCTGTTCCGGCACAGGGAATGCGGACAGACGTCTTTCAATTGCCATTTCCGTCACCACGTCCTGTTTGCAGTACTCCCGAAACAGCCGCCACTTTTCCGGCTCGCGGCGCGGGGAAAACCACTA